ACCTTATAAAACGAGGATATACAGAGGCACAAGCACAATCAGAAGCAGCCTATCAAGCACTTGAGATAATTAACTTTGGTAGACGTGGACTATCACCAATGTTTAGAACAATTACGGCTGCGATTCCATTTTTAAATGCAAGGATTCAAGGTCTTGATGTCTTGTTTAGATCATTTACTGGTAAATATTCTGCTGTTGAAAAACTCCAGGAAGGAGAAACCAGAGAAGATGTTAGAAAAAGAATATTAAAAACAGCAATTACAAGAGGTGGATTCTTGATGGCTCTAACAGCCATGTATTACATGATGGTTAGTGATGATGAAGAGTATCAAGGTCTTAGACGTGAGATTCGTGATGACAACTGGATTATTCCATTAGTGGATGGCATACCTGCTCTCAAGATTCCTATACCATTTGAGGTTGGAATGATCTTTAAAACATTTCCAGAAAGGTTTATAGATGAGTTTATGGGCAGAGAAATAGAGCCAGAGCCTTTAACATCAGTTAAAAGACAATTAGGAACATCAGCCAAAGTACCTTTCTTTGATGGCGGTTTAGGTTTCCAATTATTAAAACCAATAGCAGAGGTATATCAGAACAGAAATACCTTTACTAACACAGAGATTGTTCCCTACTATCAACAAAAATTAGAGGCAGGACTACAATCTAGGCGTAGCACCAACGAATTACTAAGGGTTGTAGGTGAAACATTTAACGTATCACCAGCAAAGCTAGAGCATCTATTTAGAGGTTATACAGGAACGCTTGGGGGTTATGTATTGGATGTGGCAGATGTTACTGCTAGAAGTGTTACAGGAACGCCTCTGATACCACCTAATCTTAATTCTATACCAGTGCTTAGAAGATTGCTTCAAGACATAGACAGGTCTGGAGGAGGACTACAGCAACAGTTCTATGAATTAAGAAGTGAAGTAGATACAGCAGTTCAAACTATGAACAAACTTAGAAAAGATGAAAGGTTTGATGAATATTCAGCTTATCGTTCCAATATGCAAGGTGTCTTGAATATTAAAGGGCAAGTCAGAAGTATAGAAAGATACATGGATAACTGGAGAAAACGCAGAGATAGACTTCTCAGAAGAACAGATATTTCTCCAACAGCGAGAGGTGAATTGCTGAAACAAATGGAATTAGAAAGAGACAGACGACTAGCAATAGTGCCAGAATTAAGGGATAGAGCAAATATCCCAGTGATTAGAGGTGTTTAACCAAACAGTCTAGTTACTTTGTTATAGCCTTTTGACTTGTAATACTCTATTTCTTTTTCTTCTTTCAAGGGTTTTAGATGAAAGAAGTCAGCGTATTGTGTATGCCTAGCATGAAATAACCTAGCGTAGAAACAAATGTAATCATTGCTGATCTTAAATTCCCCACCTTTGGTTTCAATCTCCTTGTTCCACCTAATACGATTAATAATCGCCCAGTGTGAGTAGTGCTTTCTACCACTGTTAATGGCATCAAACGTATACTCTTCAAACTTTTCCCACACTTTAGGATTGGCTTTATGCCACGCCCACCACTTCTGCTTTCTCTCTTCTAATTGTTTTTCTAATTCTTCAATCATCTATCGCCTCCAACTTTGTGTTTCCCGAAGGATCATAGACCAGTAAATATTTATTGAATCCCGATCCAGGCTGCCGTTCAAACATTGACTGGTAAATATTTTATTTAGCAGCCCCCAGGCTGCGTTACTTTTTTTCATCCAGTAAAACCTCAATCCAAGGTGCAAACCTAGGTTTCTCTTCTTCACCCTCTTTAAATAAAGATACAAAGTGTTCTGCATCTACAAGCACCAATGGTTTACTTCTGTTTCTTTTAATGACTACAAGTGGTTCATAGCCTTTGCAGTTCTCTTCTGCTTGTGCATACGCTTTCCAAACATTAACTGCTTCTTGATTCTTACATTCTATGGAATAGGGAAACTTCTCCCTTGATTGTTTGCCAAGAATGATATCCTCACCTTGACTTCCCATAGGTCTTGATTCCAAGTCCTCTTCATCAAAACCCAACTTATCTATTAATAATTTAGCAAACCACTGCTGTAATTTGCGACCTTTCGCTTTGGCACTTGATGTTTTCATTCTTCGTAAACAAAAACCATGATCTCGTTTTCGCTTAGTTTAGCCATTCCAATTATCTCTTGCCCTTTAAACTTCTTTTCTGCTGTAGCAAAAGTTCTTGATTTAACCACAGGAGTATTAATCTTATGTTCTCCATCATCCCCATCCACAATAATTGACTTAATGATATTCATCCACACTCCTTTAATAATTTATTTACTTGATCTAATAACTCTTGCTCAGTTCCATAAGCCTTAACAAATCTACTTTTATAAGGATGCCTACTGATAAAAGGCTCTTCCATACCACCTTGTCTATGATGTTGAAAGCATAAGGGCAAAACCAATAAATGTGCATCATCTTTTGTCTTACCCTCTATGTGGTGAATCTCAGCAGGTGTATTTAAAAATCCTTTGTTGCGACACACTATGCATCCAAGCTGAACAACTTTGTCCATGTGTTGCTTTTCATTTTTGTTTGGATTTCTTCCTTTTAGAGCCATCTTTGTTTCCAAATATCCTTTCCCAATTATCTTGGTATTGTGTTCCCTTTTCTGGTCTACGTTTACTTCCTTTCGACATCTTCATCCCATATAAAACTTACAGTAGTTTTACCAAAAGAATCATACTGAATCTTCCATACTTTGAAAGGACAAGCATTAAGCCATGCAAAGAAGTCTCTAGCTTTTTGGTTCATTTTTCTCTTTTCCTAACCATAATTTAGTTTCTAAAGTATCGCCTATAAACTCCCAAACAAAATCCCAATTATTTCCATAATATTTTTTTAAAAGTTTTTCTAATTCTTTTTCAAATTGTTCGTTCATGCACCATACCTCTTGCGTTCTTCTCTAGCGTTTACCATCTTAGTTCTCCACTCTTCAAAACCAATCTCTAATGCTTTCAACTGCACCTTACAAGAAGATAAAAATCCTTTAGCAACTCCTACCTTTAATCTAGCTTGATACAATTCATCTTGATTCTCAGCGTAAGTCTCTTGTGCAATATTAGTTTTATGACCCATAGACATTGCTTTAGTCTTTAATACAGCAAATATCTTTTTTACATCTGCCTCAGATTTAAACAACTCATACTCAGCTTTCTCTATAACTGGTGCAAGATTTCTAATTTCTTGCATCCAGTTTTCTTGTTGTTGCTCATCCATTAATCTCTATCCCACTTACAATTAATAATATCGTCAAAGACTTTTGGTTTAAACTTTTTCATAAAATAAAAAAATATAAGAGAGCCAACATACAAAAATGCCAAAATTAATAAAAAATTTATAAAAAGATCAAACATCATAACCTCTCTCTTGGAGTTCAGTTCTTTGCTTTTCAGTAAGTTTTTTTGTAGCTTCAATAACTTCTTCTCTTTTAGATTGAAATTTATTCCATTCCATAGTTTTTAGTTCTTTCTTATCATTCAAAGTGCTTTGATAATAATGAAATGCTAACTTCTCTTCTTTTTCTTCTTCTTGCAATTCTGCTTTTCTTTTTTCCACAAGTGCTTTTTTATCTGGATATGCCATTGAGAATCCCCCTATCTTCAATTATTTTTTGAACAGCTTCGCTGTGTTTAAATTCTAAGTATTGCATCAAAACATCATGTGCTTCTTTGCCATACTTACTTCTTAGTTCAGTCAGCAACTCTTGGTAAGCCGACAGGAATTGGAAAAATATATACTCGTCTATATTATTTTCCAACTCCATTACATCTTCTTTAGTTCCAAGCATACTAGAAAGGTATATCTTCGTCAGAGAATGTAGGCTCTGCTTTTGGTTGTTCCTGTTTCTTAGGCATAGGAATGTCCATTCTTGCATACTTATAGTCCTTACCATTCTTGGAAGTCCTATCCCATAAGGCAACTCTTAACTCTGGTGTAGTACCAGACTTTACCTTTTCTACTAACTCTTTTAAGAGTTCTTTGGGTAACTCGATAGTACCAGTCCAGTCTGGTTGTTTCTCGTTATCCTTAAAGTCATTGGTGAAAATTGCACCATCACATTGCACTTTGTCCATTTAGCTTTCCTCCTTTTTATCAAGCTGTTTAACAAATTCAGCAATCTTCTCTTGGAAAGAATCATGCTGTTCCCTATAGTGTTCTTTGATATAAGCTATATCTTCCATGTTTGCCTTGTACATAGACCTTATAGAATCCTTATCATCTAAACCTTTAGCTATGGTAAGAATCCCATTAACTTTAGCCACTGCCCATGCTTCTGATTTATCATCATCAACATTTTTAGGTTCTTCTTTAGGCTCTGCCTTTGGTTCTTCTTTAGCTTTTTTAACTGGTTTAGATTCTTTGTCATCACTGGTTGGTAAATCTTCACCACCATAGATGTAATGCCCTAGACCAAACATAGCCAAACACTTAACAAGACAACGCATTTTAGTATCGCTAACTTGTCTTGAATTAGGATTCTGAATAGCATTGTTTCTATTATCCATGACTGGTAGCCACATATCTCTTGTAAGAGTTCCTATCTTAACTTGGCATCTTACTTCTGCTGTACCATCTGGCATCTGCACATAGGGAATACTATTATCTTTTTGTTCATAGAACCTTACTTGTGCATCTGGATAGTTCTCCATGAGAATACCCCACGCCCATGCCCATGATAAATAAGACAAGTTCATCTTCTTTTCTATGTGATCGCTACAATCAACTTTTGATAGCGTATCCCACACATCTTTATAACTAAGTTCTTTAGCCATTGTTTACCTCCTCTTGGTATTGATTACAAAACTCAGCGACATTACAGTAATTACCTGTGCAACGCATACATTCTCCCTTAGAATGTTCTATTGACACGCCTGTAAGTTCGCCATCCTTTATATACTTTTCAGCATCATCAAGACTAGGTAAAACCCTAACAGCAGTTTTTCTACCTTTCTTCATAACCCTGTAAGTATCTTCTTTCTTCCACCTTTCCTCGTCAGAACACAAGGGAAGTTCATCATTCAACAAAGCACTTAACTCTGAATCTTGATGTAGTGAAACTCTTTCTTCTATAAACTTTGTTTGTTCTTCGTAAGACCAAACTGGTATTTCAACAACAGTGATTGCACTAACTGGATAATCACCACCACGTCTTTGACGTTCACGCTTGTTCCAGTCTCTAGCTACAGCAATAATATTTAACTGGTCAATAGTTTCTCCTGTGTTGTGTTTGTGTAACCAAGCATAACAATTCAGTTGTTGTTCCCAATCTGATTTGCCACCTTTCATTGCAGACATAATAGTCCATACAGAAGTTACCTTATAATCTTTTAAAGTGTTTTCATCTTTTGCCAAGCTATCTGTTTGACCACTGATAGTCCACCCATTTACATCTGCAAAGTATCTTTGCTCAGTAACAGTATCGTCATGGTTTTCGTTGGCTCTTTCTAATACAGCATGGATGCCTTGACCTAAAAGTTTCCATACCTCATCTGAATAATCTACAGTGATTTGTTCTTGATGCTGATCGTTTAACAATCTAATTCTAGGAGGTTGCAATAAACCAGTAACAGATATAACTGATTCCCCTTTGGTGTATTGATCGTTCTTTAATGCTCTGATGATCTCTACTGGTACATTGTGTTTGTTTGTGTATTTCATTTTTTAATATATATCCAAAAAGTTATTGCCCACACTAAAATAAATAAAGGTATGAATAACAGTTCTATCATTCTCCTTTATTATTTCTGTGCAATACTGTTATTTTTTTATTGGTTGTTTCAAACCAAACTTTTCTTTCTTTCATGCTTTCAGCAACAAGTTTTATACAGTCATCAAATTTCAACGTGCCAAAGTCAATATCATTTCTAGTGATAACAGCTTTAATTGTTACTTGGTTCGCCATATACCTACTCCATTTGGTCTTTGTGCTACAGTAAAATTTTTACCTTCATTCTTTTTCTTATATCTAAGAACAAAATTCCTAATGGTTTTGATCTCAGTTTTAATTTTATCTGTTGCCATAGGCACAAGCACCATTTCACCTTTCTTTAAATCGTCTAGTGGTAGATCATATTTTCTTGGTTTACCTCTATTCTTAGGAATGGGCACTCCACTTTTTATTTCAAACTCCATTAAACATCTCCATTTTTTACTTTATTAATTAATTTTTTAGCTTTAGCATTTACAGACTTAGCTTCTTCTAACATTTCTGATGCACAAACATTGTATAAAAAAGCCTTAGTAACAGCTTCATCATCATTGCGAAAAGAAATTAAATACTTGAGTTGTTTTGCCTTGTTGATACCAGTATCTTTGTGTATTTCATCTAAAATATCCCAAAGATTTTTATCTACTTCAACATTGATAAATGCCATAAACCTTCCTCTCTCAATAAATGTTTATATGATAATGTTAAGATGATGTGTTGCATTTGTCAATAAGATTATTTAGTATAGATAAATATGAATGAATCCACAAACAAAGAAAAAAAATTAGATAGCTTGGTACTTAAACAAGCAGTCAGAGATTTAGCTTCTAAAGATGTAGATTTATCCACTAATGCAGAGGACTACTTTTATTCAAAAGATTTTAAAGAGTTATGTGAAAGGCTAGATATTGATATGGAAATAATGCGTAAAGCCATTAGGGAATTAGTTGAATATCCAATTATATCTAAAAAGAAAATTGCTAATGATATAGCGAGAATGATAGATAAGAGTTTTATGCACTTAGATAATTATTAGTATGTACATACTATATATATGTACTTACTAATTTTTTTTATTATTAGGTAACTACTAAAGTAGTTAATTATATACATAGTAAGGAGGTTAAATATGTATGTCAATCAAAAAGTAGAAAATTCAATAAGTGATTTGCCAATAGGACAACACAAAATTAGTTGCCCAGATTGTCAAGGCACTAGATCAAAAAACAAAAGAGACAAACCTTTATCTGTAAATATAGATTCAGAGAGGGTTGTTTTCAATTGTCATCACTGTGGCAGTAACGGAGTTATATCAAAAAAAAGGAGTTTTAAAATGGAGGTTGTAAAAGAACCAGTCAAGAATGTAAAAGTTGTCAAGCCAAAGAAAGAAACAGAGGGAGAATCAGCTAAATGGTTGGCAGAAAGAGGTATATGTTTGCAAACTGCAATCACATCTGGTTGCATCCCAGCTCAAAAGAAATATAAACCAGTCATAGGTTTTTCCTATCTTGACGAGGATGGCAACGTCATTGCTATGAAGTATCGCAGTGCAAATGGCGACAAGATGTTTTGGTGGGAGGGCAGTGAGAACAGATTGTGGGGTTTGAATCCAAAGAACAAAGCATTAAAAGACATTGAAGATACGATAGTCATTACAGAGGGAGAAATGGATTGTCTTGCTATCAAAACAGCTTTCAAAGACTATGCCAACATAGAAGTTTACTCAGTTCCCAATGGTGCACCAAACAAAATAAACGATAACAAGATTGACCCAAGTGAAGATAACAAATTCAAATACATATGGGAGGATAGAGCCAAGTTTGAGAAAACAAAAAGGATAATACTTGCAACAGACAATGATTCGGCAGGTGATGTACTGGCACATGAATTGGCTAGAAGATTAAACATAGCTAGATGTTATCGTATTGATTACAAAGGACACAAAGACAGCAATGATGTCTTAATGGTCGAGGGTTCAGATGTATTAAGAAAGCAAGTTCTCAATGCAAAACCAATACCTTTACATGGACTCAATAGCATTGACCACTATCAAGAAGAGTTACAAAACCTTTATGAGCAAGGCAAACCAACAGGTGTTACAACTGGGTTTCCAACAGTAGATGAGCTATTTACTCTGGCTACAGGAAATTTATTTGTTGTAACTGGCTACCCTGGGGATGGCAAGTCAGCATTTATTGACCAGTTAATAATCAATGTTGGCAGAACGTCTGGTTGGAAAACCTGTTACTGCTCTTTTGAAAAGCCACCAAGTCTCCACGCTGTACAACTTGCACAGGTACTAACTGGCAAACCATTCTTCGAGGGTCAGAATCCAAGAATGAATCAAGAAGAGAAAGACTTTGCTGAATCATGGATTAGAGATCATATACTGTTTCAAGACTATCTTGGAGGAGAATTGCCTACAATTGAAGCAATTTTAGAGAAAGGTCAGTCAGCAGTTATGCGTTATGGCATTAGATGTTTGGTCATAGACCCTTACAACTTCATCCATAACGATAAGCACACTGGTCTAGAAACAGATATGGTCAGTGAAATGCTCACCAAGGTACAGCTTTTCGCCAAGCAACATGATGTATTGGTATTCTTTGTAGCACATCCAACAAAACCATTTGTAAGAGATGGAAAAAAGAATGTCTGCACTGGTGTTGATATAGCTAAATCTATGGCATGGTTTAGTAAAGCAGACATGGGAATGACAGTCTATCGAGGTGATGAGGGAGTAGAGATTCATTGTTGGAAGTGTCGTTGGGGTTGGAATGGTAGTTTAGGCAGTGTAAAATTAACTTTCAATCCTGTTAATAATCAGTATGAACAAGCAGAAGTTATTGCAGACAACTACGACTGGGATTTCTAATCTACAGTTAAATGAAATAGGCAATGCCTACTTACATAAACGTAATAAAGTAGGCATAGTTCCAATCGAAAAAAGTAGGCAAGGCAGAGCCATAGTCTACGATCAACACATAATCGACAGACTGTATATCGACAGTCATATCAACGAACAACAACATAACATACTAAATAAGTATCTTTCGGTGATATCAAGGAGTGGTTGTTTTCCATCCTGCTTCCCAGACGCAAATAAAATATTTACTGGTCAATATCTAAACTCGCCTCCGAAAGCAATCATACTCGTTGGTGTACAAAAACATTTGAGGAAAGATTTGGGTGTAAAAAATGAATCAAGATTGTGGAAAATCTTTGTAGATAACCCAAAGAAATTGAGTAAAAGAGATATTAAATTAGTTAATGCTTTAGCTGAAAGCCTTATGACCTATTGGTTTATTGGTCATCAAAATCCTGTTTCTTTGTTTCAACAAGCCCTGTCAAACCCCATTTAGGCTCAACAGGTGAAGTGTGGACTATCACTTCTTCTTTAACAACATGGTCATCAACTGTTACATTTTTTTCATCAGCTAACGAATGTATCATGTGAATCATTTGTTTGTTTAATGATCTATTTTCTTTTTTTGCCAAAGCATGAGCAAGTTTATATGTTTCTTCTGAACATCTAATGAATAAACTTTTGTGTGTCATTTTCTAAATCCTCGTAACTTACATTAATCAACCCCTCTACTTTACCCACAGCAACACTCTCTCTACCAACTTGCCAAAACTTACCTTCTCGTAAAGTTTCTATTGCATGAGCAAGGTATTCTTTGTTGGCAACTAACAGAGGATGATCTAATAAAGTAATAGCAAAAGACATTGCATCTAATTCTGTTTCAAACAACCATACTAGATGTTTCCACTCTCCTACAGAGTTATATTTATCTTCCACATCTAGTTCAAAGGTATGTCTAATAACAGCAAACATTCAATTATTGTAAGCGAAGTGCTATCAAAATGAAAGTAAATGTTCCACATAGAACACAATATATAGTGGTTTTTTTGAACGGAAAACACAAGATGTTGTGGATCAGGTATTGCGAACAAAACAAATATTTACTAGTCTCAGGTTTTTCTAGAAGGACAAAAAACACAAATATACTGGAACAAACGTATATGATTGCTTCGGTGTTTAAAAAATATTTTTAAATCAGGATACATGGGATGGTAAGTTTTACACTAATCCCAATCTTGAATATCATTATTTGAATGTGAAAGCACACTTCTCATAGCACTCATAATTCCATTTTTATTTGGCTCAAATTCAATTACATTTAATTCAAGGCTTGACTCTTCATCAGTTTCTTGTTCCTTAATATATCTCTGAGCATCTTTCTTATTTCTAAACAAAGCACAGTGTGTTATCTCATTCTCATCTGAAACAAAATAAATTTTCATATAAAACCTCTCTATTTTTTTGTCTTACTTACAAGATAACATGACATTTTTAATTTGGTCGCAAGTGGCAAAAAAAAAGGGAAGATTTTTACATCTTCCCTTTAGGTGTTAGGTTATTACTAACTTATTAACACAGTAGGAGGTTTTAATTACTATGTTAATCAAACATACTTGTTTTTAATATAGGTCAAAAGATTGCAAAACGCAATAGTTATCCACAATTTATTAACAACTTATCCACAGGTTGTTTACATCCATATTTTTACCAGTAAATATTTATTTTGAGCTACCTGAAGCACGTTAGCAACTACTATCACCCAACTACCAACAATCAATATATACCAGTAAATATTTATATAATCAGGTATAGCCGACTGCTGTATTATTAGATGCGTGAGGGAAAATTTTTGCCAAAAAAAAAGGCGATAACTACTAATTAAAGTAGCTATCGCCCATGACAATTTTTCGTGTAAGTTTGTCAGACTTACTGCTATTCAAATTAATTGCCTGTTATTTATCGTTAGCATTTATTATTTATTTTGCTTGGCACTCGCACTCTAGCAACTGGCAAGTCTAGTTTTTGTTTTCAAGAGCCAAACTAACAGACTCATGCAATTTCAGTTATTTTATTTTATGTCGCATAACTGGGAACAACTCTCAAGATCGACAATCATTTTCAATTTCTGATAGCCATTTATCAAAGTCTGCTTGTAATTGACTAGGCATATTAGCAAGTAAGACTACTAATGCTGGACTATCACTCCACTCTACTAAAATTTGTGTAGCAACAATTTTTTTATTCTCTTCCATAAAACCTCCTATTTTTTATGAATTTATTTAAGTTTCTGTTTCGCCTATTTTTAGGCTCATCAGTGAAAAACACCCATTTTTCAGACAAAAACTCAGATTTCGACCTCTCAGAATCCTCTCTATTGCATTAAGACGATAAGGGTAAGGGTCTAGCATAGGCTAGATTACCCTACCCTTAAATCGAATCAGACGTTAGTGAAACTCAGAAACATTGACGTATACGTTCTCTCCAAAAGGAAATTTAGGGTCATACTCATAACCATTATGAGTTATCGCCCAAATTACAGGAACGCTTGGCTCTACTTTTGCATCCACTTCGCCATAAGCATCAGTGAAATAAATAAAGGCACATACATCATCAACATCATCTGAATGGTCATTAAAGAGATTAAAAGGAGGGTCAAAATCTGTTCCTCCTCCACCTCTTACCTCCAGTTCAATATTTTCACCCATTGAGAGATCAAATATATCCCACCATTCACCCTCGCTATTTTTTCTTACAGTAGTGTCGCAATAGCAAACTCTTACTTTATCAATATTGCAAGATTCACATATTGCCTGTAATTCCTCAGAAAAAATGTTGAGTTCAAATTGTGAAACTGAACCACTGGTATCAATAGCAACTGCAATTTCCCCACCCTCATTAGAACGTATCTTGCTAGGTAAATTAATACCCCTCCAAGCATGACGTTTATTCAGTCTTGACCATGATTGATCTTTTAGGGTCATTGAAGTTAGTAAATCAGATAACAAGTCTTTCCAGTTAAGAGTTCCACCCTTAACAGCATCAACTCTTCCAGTCATTGAGGAAGTTCCACTCAGACTGGCGATCTTATCAGCGAAAAACACTTGCGATCTGATAGCATTAGACATTTCTTCCTTTTCAGATTCATTCAGAGGTTTACCCTCTTCATTCACTGCATCCCATACCTCACCTATAAGTTTAGGTATGTCTGAATACTTATCATCACTTGATGATTGTGAATTGCTATCTGAATCATCAGAATTGCCATTTGCACTATTGCACTCATTTATTGCTTGTTGCAAAGCATCATCATTAGTATCAAGTTCTCGATAGACTTGTTCAGCAGTCCATTTACGATACTTAGAATTAAATAATCCACCTTGAGGTAAATCCATGCCTAGATCAATTTTGATATAAGCATTGATTACATAATCAGTAGCTACATTCCATAGTTCGTGATTACGTTTACCTCGTCTAAGTGGATGTTCCCATACAACGTGCATAGATTCATGGATAAGGACACACTCTATTTCTTTATCTGTTATCTCTTTAACAAACTTGGGATTCCAGAGTATCTCTTTTCCATTGGTAGCCATAGTGTCGCATTTATCAGTTTCTACTAATTCAAGATTAAGTAGCATTGATGCAATTCCTACATCATGTTTCATTAATCTTGCTCTTGCTTGTAAAACTCTATCAGTCATCTTTACCACCTAGTTTTTTCATTAATCCACCTTTCAATGGGTCAATGGCTTTATCTAGATCATCAGCAACTTTTTTACGTTTTGCATCTCCAATATCAGTCTCATCTCGAAGAGAATCAATACTGTTAATGGTAGACAAAACAGCTACTAGACTTTGATGAGCATTAGCTATATCAGAGTCATTGCCTAATATGTCTTGATTGACGTTAGGTATAACTTCAACTGCTTTTCGCAATTTGTCGAAACTAGAATCTTTAAAAAATCCACCCTGTTTATTAGTAGGGTCATAAGATTTAAGCTTCTCTGATATATGCTCAACTTGTTCTACTAGAGCATCAACAGTGGTCTGAAAGATTGTCTTAACATTTTTGCTAAGTCTCTTTTCAGCATCCTGTTCGATACGTTTTCGCAAGTCAGCAGATACGTTTAATCTGATATCGTTGCTATAGCTAGGTATTAAAGAAATCTCAAAATCAAATTTGAATTTATCTTTAATATCATCCACTGGAGGATAATCACCCATATTGAAAGCATGACCTAAAACGCCTTTAGCATCATCAATCATCTTGGGGTAGTTCTTACAAAACTCATCAACCTCTTTAAAGAAGTCTTGCCTTGCTTGATCTACTGCCTTCTGCAAATTGTCTAATTGACTATTTGGGCATAATCTCCACCCACTAACGACCTTGTTATCATCATCCGAGGAATTATCATCCCAAGGCAAAGTCAGTGGATAGTACCTATCATTTCGCACTTTGTTAATGATTCGTCTAAAGTATTTATTAGCATTGAATCCAACTAAATGCTTGGCAACGTGCAACATAGATTGATCACTAGTATTAGTAATGTCAGCTAGGCTATCACGAAGTGATTTATCAGTTTTAATGCCACTCCAAAACTTAGTAGTAAGTCTTACCAAAGTAGCATTTTCACTTAACGTATTAGTATTTTCATTTTTCATAAAACCTCCTAGAAAAATATATACTGGTTAATAATATTTCCTATCATTAGGAAACACCTAGACTAGAGAGTAGTTAGCGTAAAATTTAAAAGTCAGTTCCTTTTATTTAACATATTGTTTTATCCTGTTAGGGCATTTAATATTTATTTTGCCCTGTATCACTGGTTGTCATTAAAGGTAGCCACTTCCCACCTTAACTTTTAAATCAATACATAACCAACAAGAAAACTAAAATGCTTAATTGCAATTCAGCGTATCTTTACTCTCCAGTTTCGCCTAAATTTCATAGGCTCTTCAGTAGGTTTTAATACTCTAAATCTTGATGCTCAACTTTAAATTTTGCATAGACTGAAGTATCAATCAATTCACTTCTCCTAGTAATAGATTGTCTTACAAAAAACAAACTAAACTCTGGAGTAGCGAATTTCTGAACATAGGCAAGAGCATTTTCAAAATAATCTACAACTAGAGATTCTTTTGCACTCTTGATTACATCCACTAAGGCAACAGCAGTGGCAAAACAAAGTCCTACTTTGTCAACGACTTCCACGTCTTTACCACTTACTATGTCGCTTAGATTTGGAACATCATCCATTAGTGAAATGAAGTTAGTAAATTCAATTGCTTGAATCTCGCCAACATCACATTCAGCTATTTTTTGGATGAGTTCTTTAGGTGGATTGGTTTTCAATGTATCACTCAATCTCGACCATGCCCTAGGACTTGGTTGAGGAGTAGTGATCTTGGCATCAAAGTCATTAAGAAATTGAGGTTGAAAGTTCAGATAACCTACTACCCTACTATCAACGTCATTCTCAATTGCCCACTTATCCCAATCTTGAAAATCATGCTCAAAATTAATCAATGAGCATCTTCCAATAACATGACTAGGAAGTTTGTTAGAACCAGCACGATCACTCGCCCTGTTTCCAGCACATACCATTTTCCACCCTTTAGGCAAAACATATTCACCTAAACGCTTTTCATAGATCAATTGACCCACTACTGCTTGAACGCTTGGATGTGCTTGGGCATACTCATCAAAAAATAAGATACCCTCACCACTCTTAGGAAGATTGCCTAGGAAGGCTCTCTTTTGTCCTCCCTCATCATCTATATAAGGAAGTCCACCAAGATCAACTGATTCATACAACGAAAGTCTAAAATCAATAAATCCAAACTCTTTTGACTTAGGATTAATGTTATCAACGACTATCTCTCTATCATCAGCTAACTCAGTAGCCAATTGCCTAACTACAGCAGATTTACCAACACCAGTTCCACCTAGTAGAAAAGGCGTGTTTCCACCACCTAAAACAGATTTCATAATCTGCAATGCTTGACTTGGTTTCATAATAATTCCCTCCATGAAACAAAGTTAGTAAAAAAGATTCACCAGTCAATAATAAATATTTTCCAGTGAATCCACCTAGACTAGATCAAGTCTCCTCAATCTAGTTTCGCAAGAATCTCACTCGCTCTTCAGTAGGTTTATTGATTCGCTAATGGCACTGCTTTTTTATAAGCATCTTCCCAAGTTAAATTAGGAACATTAGATTCAAGTACATTAATAAAATGATAAGCATCATTCTTGTATTTAAAATCATTTATAAAATGGGCAACTCCCTTTCCATTAGATAAAACAACTAAGGTCAACAGTCTCCATTTATAAGAACCAGTGATATTAGGTCTAAATAAAATATAGTGATCGCCACTCTTTAAACCCTCGATATAAACTCCCTTCTTTTTAAAGAATTTATCCATAATAAATACCTCCTAGTATTTAATAATTACCTAGACTAAACCCTAAATAATTAGGGTCTAGTTTCGCCTGTATTTCAAAGGCTCGTCAGTAGGTTAAATTGCTATTACCATGAAGTAATCGCGGTAAGCTTGGCAATTGGCTCATCTAAAAATAGATCATTGTTTACTTCTCTCAATGTATAAACCTTGCTTGGGTCTATCTCCATGCAAGTGGTGTTGATGTAAAGATATTGATTACCTTTAGATTGTTTCAAGTAAACAGCATCACTTTTAAACAGTTCATAAAATAAAGTGTTCAATCTCTCTCTCGTTGTAACTGTATCCCACCCACACATTGAAAAACATAAGTGAATATTTTTACTTAAATTAAAGTCCGGATGATTTTTCTCCCACCATGCAATTTTATTGTCATGCAGATAGATTCCCATTTCTCCATTACTCACCCATTCAGATACAGGGCAAACTCTGGAATTACCTATACTTTTATTTTTGTTATTAATAAACGCTTTCGCAATTTCTACAGATATTTTTCTCATAAATAAAACCTCCAAGTTTTATGTTTCTTGAATCCCATTGTGGGATTCTCTTCAGCACGTTAGTTCGTGGACATAGGAGGGAAATTAATCCCCCCTCTCTTTTAAAATATAATCAATAACATTAACTACAGTTTTAAAAGTTTTAAGCATAGGAAAACCACTTTCATAATTAATTGTTTCTCCTCTATCCTCTCTCTGTTTAATATTCTCTAATAACATATTTTTATGTTTAGTTAGACGATCAATAGACCATTCAGAAAAAGTCTCATAATAAAAATCAAATACAGATTGTTGATTTATTTCCATAATTCATACCTCCAAGTATGTTTCTTGAATCCCAAAATAGGATTCTCTTCAGCTTGTTAATTCAAGGACACTGGAGGTTGTGTCGGTAGTTCTTACTCTTCCCTAGTTCCAACTGTTTCAGCTATCGCCTAATTAGGTTGATGTTCAAGAGGAATTTTATTCCCTTAAAGAATCTCAGAGAGATTCACCCACGCCCATTTGTTTTAAGTCAAGGTCTCGTTCCAACGACTACTGGCTTTATATTTCACCAATTCAAGTATTTAAACAGATTACTGCATCATTGTCTAATCATATTTGTCTATTTATTTGCTATCTAAATGAGAGCATTACCAAGATTCCAGATACCAGTTAATATTCAATCTATGAAAGACGACAAAACAAAACCAAAACTCCAAGTTATAAAAACAGATGATCTAACCATAAAGCAGAGGTCATTCGTTAATGAAATTGTTAAGGGCAAGTTAGGAAGTTATAAAGAGGTCTATGCGAAAGTCTATGATGTATCTCTAACCAAAGGAGGAAAGATTCCTAAGTGGGTAGAAGTGGAGGCTAGTAAGTTAGTGGCTAACCCTAAGATAGCACTAAGCATACAAAAGGCTTTAGAGCGTAAGGAGGTCAGTTCAGTAGCTTCTAGCCTTAGGACAAGGAACTATGTCATAGAACAACTCTACAAAGAGTCCAGAGAGTCTGATAGTGATTCAGCTAGGATTAGAGCATTGGAGTTACTAGGGAAGAGTGTAGCCATGTTCACAGATGTAACAGAGCAAAAGGAAACAAGAGATAGCATAGACATAGAACAAGACATAGAAGAGAAGATTAGTAGGCTATTAGATAGGGAGGGGTAAACACCACCCTATTTTAAAACCAGATAGATAGACCCCCCACCCCCCTATATGTACCCGTCAATCGCAGGACATACATATATAGTGATTTGCACAAACATATAGCTATTTTCCCAATAGGGTACTAATTGCATTTTGCTAGCAGGTAGATATTAGACCCCCACCCCCTGTTTTTGTAGGAAAAAGTTGGGTCCCATACCCCCCCCATATATATTTTCGTATTTATACTTGACTTTTCATGTGAAGACCTGCAATATTGTAGAATCTGTAGATACATATACCTAGTACATACAAGACATCTAGTACATACCTCTCGTATGTACCTACTATAGGAACTAGATAAGATTTTTAATTTGGTATATAGATTAGTAGGTATATACTAGATATATGAACTCACAAGTTTTATCAAAGATTCAGAATTTATCGCTTGAAGACAAACAGGAGTTGCTTAGTCTCTTAGAAGAATTAGATGAGGCGAAGGCTAGGGAAGCTTGTAGCCAAAATTATTTGAAATTTGTTTATGAGATGTGGTCTGCTTTTATTCATGGTAAACACCATGAAGTAATGGCGGAAGCCTTTGAAAGAGTTGCCAATGGTGAACTTAAGCGTTTAATCATTAATATGCCTCCTCGTCATACTAAATCTGAATTTGCATCTTACCTATTACCTGCATGGTTCTTAGGAAGATACCCAGACAAGAAGATTATACAGACTGCTCATACTGCTGAGTTAGCTGTAGGGTTTGGGCGAAAGGTCAGGAACCTTGTCAACAGCAAAGATTTTAAAAGAATATTTCCAAACGTCAGTTTGCAGGCTGACTCTAAAGCAGCAGGGCGTTGGAACACCAACAAAGGTGGTGAATATTTCGCTATCGGTGTAGGTGGTGCTGTAACTGGTAAAGGTGCTGACCTGCTCATCATTGATGATCCTCACAGTGAACAGGAAGGGTCAAGCTCTGATGCAAATGTTTTTAACCGAACCTACGAGTGGTACACATCAGGTCCTCGTCAGCGTTTACAGCCTAATGGCTCTATTGTCATGGTAATGACAAGATGGCATCAGAAAGACCTTACAGGTCAAGTCGTGGATGCTAGTGTCAAAAGAGGCGGTGCAGACCAATGGGAGGTAATAGAACTCCCAGCCATACTACCCTCTGGCTCCCCTTTATGGTCTGAGTTCTGGAAATTAGAAGAGTTAGAAGCTCTTAAAGCAGAACTGCCTGCCTCTAAATGGATGGCTCAATATCAGCAAGACCCTACTGCTGAAGAAGGAGCTTTAGTAAAACGTGAATGGTGGCAAGAATGGGAATATCAGGAACCTCCTCAATGTGAATTTATTATTCAATCCTGGGATACCGCATTTTTAAAATCAGAAAGAGCAGACTTCTCAGCTTGTACCACTTGGGGTGTTTTTTATAAAGAGTGTGAAGAAGACGGACAATATGCACCTAATATTATTTTATTAGATGCACACAAAGAGAGATTAGAATTTCCAGAGCTAAAGAAAGTAGCTATGGAGAAATACAATGCCTACAAACCAGATGCTTTTATTGTTGAGGCAAAAGCAGCAGGGATGCCATTAATATTTGAATTAAGGCAAATGGGTATACCAGTTCAAGAATATACGCCTAGTAGAGGTAATGATAAGATATCAAGAGTTAATGCAGTGTCTGATTTATTCGCATCAGGGATTGTATGGGCACCTCAAACCAGATGGGCGGAAGAAGTTATAGAAGAGTTTGCAGCTTTCCCAAATGCTGAACATGATGATTTAGTTGATAGCAGTACGCAAGCTCTGTTAAGATTTAGACAAGGTGGCTTTGTTCCTTTATACTCAGATGAAGAAGAAGAAGAGCTAGAACATAATAGAGTCGCTGATTACTACTAGGAGTTTATATTGGCAATAGAAAGAACACCTGCTACACCTGTAGAAGGTTTAATAGAACAAGAGCCAGAAGCAATTAGCATTGCAATAGAAAACCCAGACTCAGTTTCAATAGAGACTGAAGATGGAGGTATGTTAATTGATTTTGATCCACAGGAAGATAAACCTGAATCAGAGTTTGGTGATAACTTAGCTGAAATCATAGATGAAAATGATTTAGAAAGAATCGGCTCTGAGCTTATTGCTGCTTTTCAAAACGACAAAGATTCAAGAAGAGATTGGGAAGAAACCTACACAAAAGGCTTAGATCAACTTGGTTTAAAAATTGAAGAGAGAACTCAGCCTTGGAACGGAGCTTGTGGTGTATTCCATCCTATGCTCTCTGAGGCTGTAATTAAGTTTCAATCTCAAGCTATATCAGAGATATTCCCTGCTAGTGGTCCAGTTAAGACTAAAATTGTAGGAAAAATTACAGAAGAAAAAGCTAAACAAGCTGAAAGAGTACAAGACTATATGAACTATTTGCTGACTTATGAAATGTCAGAATATAGAACAGAAACAGAAAAACTATTATTCTCTTTGCCTTTAGCAGGTTCTGCATTTAGAAAAGTTTATTATGATCCTAATCTAGGAAGACCTAGTGGAATTTTTGTTCCATCAGAAGATGTTGTAGTTAATTATGGTGCAAGTGATTTAGAAACTTGTGAACGTGCTACTCATGTTATGCGTAAATCATTTAATGAAATACGCAAAATGCAAGTTAATGGTTTTTATAAAGACATTGAATTGCCTGATCCTACTAATTCATATTCTGATATACAAGAAAAATACAACGAACTTACTGGTGAAAATGTAGGCGATAGATATGATCAACGTCATACATTGCTTGAAATGCAGGTTAATCTTGATTTACCAGGATTTGAAGATACTGTTGATGGAGAGAACACAGGTATTCAATTACCTTATGTTGTAACGATAGATTATGGCAGTTCAACAATATTAAGTATTAGAAGAAACTTTTACGAAGATGATAAGCAAAAACAAAGACGTTCTCATTTTGTACATTATCAATACTTACCAGGTTTAGGATTTTATGGTTTTGGTTTAGTTCACATGATAGGTGGATTAGCTAAATCAGCTACAAGTTTATTAAGACAATTAGTTGACTCTGGTACTTTATCTAATTTACCAGGCGGTCTTAAGTCTAGAGGTCTTAGAATTAAAGGTGATGATACTCCTATCATGCCAGGTGAGTTTAGAGATGTTGATGTACCAGGTGGTGCTATTAAAGATAATATAACTTTCTTACCCTATAAAGAGCCTTCTCAGACTCTCTACTCTTTACTCAACACCATTGTTGATGAGGGTCGTAGGTTCGCAAGTATATCTGATATGAAGGTGTCTGACATGAACTCACAAGCTCCTGTGGGTACTACACTTGCATTGCTTGAGAGAAACATGAAAGTTATGTCAGCAGTACAAGCAAGACTTCATGCCTCAATGAAAAAAGAATTTCAGATTCTAGTTGGCATTATTAAAGACTTTGGTAATCCAAGTTATCCATATGATACTGACGAAGAAGAAGATATTAAATCATCAGACTTTGATCAAAGAGTTGATGTATTACCAGTTTCTGATCCTAATGCATCAACAATGGCTCAAAGGATTATGCAATATCAAGCAGCGTTTCAATTGGCAACTTCTGCACCAGAAATGTATGACCTTAGAGAACTACATAGACAAATGCTTGAAGTTCTTGGTATTGAAAATGTAGATGATATTATTCCTGAAGAAGGAGATATACCACCAGTTGATCCAGTATCAGCAGTACAGAATTTAATTAACAATAAACCAGTTAAAGCATATGAGTTCCAAGACCATGATGCACATATCCAAACTGTTGCAGCAGCACAGGATAATCCTGAAATACAAGCCATTTTAGGTAAAACTCCAAACGCTCCTTCTATTTTAGCTGCTGCATCAGCCTATGTTAATGAACATTTAACAATGAAATTTAGAGATCAAGTGGAACAAGAAATGGGTATAGAGCTACCACCTCTTGGTGAGCCATTACCAGCAGATGTTGAAAAACGTATTTCTGAGCTTGTTGCAGAAGCAGCATCTAGAGTTACACAAAACGCTATGATGCAAACAGAACAGCAAAGAATAAATGAGCAAATGCAAGACCCATTAATACAAGCTAAACAAGCAGAGATAGCTATTAAAGAAGCAGAAGTACAACGTAAAGCACAAGCAGATGCAGCACGTTTACAATTAGCAGCACAAAAACAACAAGATCAAAAAGAACTTGAAGAAAGAAGAATTAGTTCACAAGAACAAATTGCAGGTGCTAATATTGGTCAGAAGATTGCTAGCGATTTACTAGATAGTAACTTTCAAAATAAAAAACAAGCAGCAAAAGAATTTAAAGAAGGTGTTGACATAGCTAAAGATATGGTTAAAGATATCAATACGAATGACTAATGACATCAAAGAGCTATCACTTTTTGAATATTTGCAAAAAAAATATAGAGATGCTTTGAATGAACACGCAGATCATATTGCTACAGGAAACTGTAAAGATTTTGCAGAGTATAAAAGGTTGACTGGTGTCATCGAGGGTTTAGCCCTTGCAGAACGAGAACTTTTAGATTGGATAGAAAGGAACGTTAAAGAAGAATAGGAACTCGACTCCTAAATGTCGTGCAAAAATATGAGTAAAGAAAAAAAAATACCTCAACCAGAAAGCGTAAAAAAGCCAGAAGTAGATAAAGAAACTAAAAAACAATTACCTGATCCAAAAGGATATAGAATTTTAGTTGCTATGCCGAAAGCAGAAGAAGTTACAGATGGTGGAATCATTAAAGCATCTAGCACTATTAGAGATGAAGAAGTAAGTAATATCTGCGGATTTGTACTTGAACTTGGTCCTGATGCATATGCTGATGAAAGAAGATTTCCAAGCGGACCTTATTGTAAAAAAGGTGATTGGGTAATATTTCGTGCTTATTCAGGCACTAGAATGAAAATGTATGGACAAGAGTTTCGTTTAATAAATGATGATACTGTGGAAGCAGTTGTCGAAGACCCTACAGGAGTAGTTAGAGCATGAATGATCAAGTAAATGAAAAAATTGAAACTGAATTTGTTCAAAATGAAGATGGGCAAATAAAGCCACAAACAAACGAAGATAAGTTTTTTGGTGTTAAAACAGAAATTAAAAAACCAAATCCAGAAGAGGATTTGAAAATTGAAGTTATTGATGACACTCCAGAAGAGGATAGAAGACCTCCCAAACAAGAAGCACCAGAAGCACCTGTAGATGATGATTCTATAGATGCTGAAATTACTGAATACAGTAAACGTGCTGGTGATCGTATAAATAAAATTAAATACGAATATCACGAAGAGAGAAGAGCCAAAGAAGCTGCTGAAAGACAAGCTAGAGAAGCTACAAATACGCTAAAAAATCTTATGACTGAGAATCAAAGATTGCAAGCAATGGTCAGTCAAGGTGGTGAAGTTCTTAATAAACAAGCACATAACAATGCTTTATGGGCAAAACAAAATGCTCAAGCTAAATATAAAAAAGCATACGAAGAAGGTGATGCAGATGCTATGGCAATTGCTCAAGAAGAAATATCTAAAGCAGTATTAGCAGAACAAAGTGCAGGAAGATATGCAGAATCAGTGCAATCACAATTTTCACAACAGTTTCAAGCACAACAACCACAGGTTCAACCTGTGCAAGAACAACAGCTTGATCCAGAAATGCAAGCCTGGTCAGCTAAAAATCCTTGGTTTATGAACAATAGTAATGCAAAACACAGAGAAATGACTTCTTATGCTTTAACTCTTGATCAAAGATTGCAAAACAAAGGCATAGACCCAGAAAATAATTCAAAACAGTATTACGCAGAAATAGATAAAGAATTGCGTAGTGCATATCCAGATTTTTTTGGTGTTCAACCTTCAATAGATATTGAAGAAGAAAACCAAACTAGACAACCTTCAAACGTTGTTGCACCAGCATCGAGGTCGACTGGTGGTAAAACTAACCCTCGCAGTATACGATTGACTCAGACGCAAGTTAAATTAGCACGTCAACTTGGAATTAGTCCAGAGCAATACGCAAAACAATTACTAAAGGAGACTTAAATGTCAGACGAAAACAACACAAACAACAAGGAAGTTGAAGAAATTTCCGAAGAACAAGTGCGTACCCCTAGGGGCTCAGAAGATCGAGAGATCATCCAGCGACCAGAAAGCTGGGAAAACCCATCTAACTTACCAAGTCCTAATCCTCAAGAAGGTTGGGTCTTCAGGTGGATAAGAACAAGTTTATTAGGTAACACTGATAATCCTAATGTTTCAAAAAAATTCAGAGAAGGTTGGATTCCTTGCAAGGCAGAAGATTATCCTGAATTACATATCCACATGATGGACCACAAATCTGAATGGGCAGAGAAAGGTAATATTGAAGTTGGTGGGCAACTGTTATGCAAGATGCCAAAAGAAAAAGCGAAAGCTAGAGATGAGCACTTCCAAAGAATGGCTCAAAATCAAATGGAATCTGTTGATAACGTATATTTTAAGGATCAAGACTCTAGAATGGCTACCAAACAAGTATTTGAACGAAAATCTCAAACAACTTTTGGTAAAAAGTCCTAGTTTCTTGTAATAGTAATTTTATAAACAGGAAAAATTATGGCAAGTTCAGCTACACCTATGGGTGCTAGACCTG